TCCTGTTGCCACCTAAGAAAGAGGTCGTAATCGATGGCTAATAAAATGTATTCAAATGATCCTGAAGCATCAAGGTATCAAAAACCGAGAAGAGCAAGTATATTTGATAGCGAAAAGACAGGTAGAAGATCGGCGGACTTTTATACAGGTAAAGAAGTTAAAGAAAAAGCTAAAAGTCAAGTTCCAATTCAACAGCCTAATAGATACTCTGATTATGATCAAAGACAAAGTCTTAAAAATGCTGAAAGACAAATGAAGTTATACAAAAATAAAGAAGGCTATCCGACTTTTGCTAGTAAGAAAGAACGTGAAGCTTGATGGAAATTGAGTGGTGGCAAGCACTCTTGGTTACAATGGTATCGATTAACACAACAATCAACCTTATTGTATTCTTCAGAGGTAGAAAAATAATGAAAAGGGAACGTAATGGCTGATAAAAAGAATAAAATGTATTCAAATGATCCTCAAGCAGTGATACCTCAACGTAAAAAAAATTATGAAAAAGCAAGACTAAAAGCAGATAAACTTATTAGTGAAGTATCACGAGCAGGTGGGTATGCCATAACAGCTTTAGGTGCTTTAGGTTTAGGATTAGCATATAAAGCTACTAAAGATGATAAAAAACCTTATAGTGATAGAAAAAGATATCAACAACCTCGTAAAGTTGATATTGATAAAGTAAGAAAGCCTAATTTATTTGACTGATACTCCCAAGCGTGGTCGCCCAAAGAAAGACCCCAACGCTCCTAAGCAAAGATACCACTACTCTGCAGAAGTCAAAGCACGTAAGCAGACCCAACGTAGACTATCTGAAGCAAAGAAACGAGCAAAGAAGGTAACGCAACAGGCTGAAAGCAAACGACGTTACGCACGAAAGCTCGAAGAAAAAATAACCAAAATAGATAAGGCTCTGAACAGCAATGAAACTAACGTCATTGATAAAAAAGATCTTGACCAACTTCCAGATGTCGTTGAACAACTGGTGGATGGGCGTGAAATTATTTTTAAGCCAAATGAAGGACCTCAAGAAGAGTTTCTTTCCTCAAGTGAAAGAGATGTTTTGTATGGTGGTTCAGCAGGTGGAGGAAAAAGCTTTGCCCTTCTTGCAGACCCGCTACGGTATTGCCACAATAGCAACCATCGTGGGCTTCTTCTTAGGCGTACTCTGGATGAGCTAACAGAACTTATTGACAAATCTCGACAGTTGTACCCACGAGCGTATCCCGGTGCAAAGTTTCGAGAGTCAAAGTCAACATGGCACTTTCCGTCAGGTGCAACGATTTGGTTTACGTACCTTGACAAAGACAAAGACGTAACACGATTTCAGGGTCAGTCCTTTAACTGGATAGGCATTGATGAGATAACCCAATATCCCTCGCCTTATGTTTGGGATTATCTCCGTTCACGACTCAGAACAACTGATCCTGAACTACAAAACAATCTGTACATGCGTTGTACAGCGAACCCCGGAGGAGTCGGAGGTTGGTGGGTCAAAAAGATGTACATCGATCCATCACAACACAACTCGACTTTTCCTGCGTCGGACATTGAGACAGGAAGACCTTTTGTATGGCCCAAAGGGCATAAGAAGGAAGGTCAACCTCTTTTTTATCGTAGGTTTATACCTGCACGTTTGACAGACAACCCGTATCTGTTGGCTGACGGACAATACGAAGCGATGTTGCGTTCGCTACCCGAAGTCGAGCGTAAGCGACTTCTTGAAGGCGATTGGGAAGTAACGGAGGGTGCAGCCTTTCCAGAATTCAGTAGGAGTAGACACGTTGTTCCGAATTTTGAATTACCTACCAATTTCCCACGAATACGTGCGGCCGACTATGGCTATGCGAGTCCTTCTTGCGTTCTTTGGGGTGCTATTGACTGGGATAATAATATATGGGTTTATAGAGAGTTATACGTAAAACAGTTGACAGCAGAAGAGTTAGCTGATAGAATACTAGAAGTAGAACAAGAAGACCCGACTCCCCACTATACAGTACTTGACTCATCGTGTTGGAACAAGACAGGCTTTGGTCCTTCAATAGCCGAAACAATGATGAGGTGTGGAGTGCGTTGGACACCTTCAGACAGAAACAGACTTCAAGGTAAAATGGAAATACATCGCAGGCTTGCTGATGACCCTCGAACAAACGAACCTAGACTACGAATATTTCCGAACTGTGTCAATCTTATCAAGCAGCTATCAGGCATACCTCTTAGCAAAACAAATGCAGAAGATGTGGACACAAAGGCAGAAGATCACGCATACGATGCACTGCGATATATGCTAATGACAAGGATGACAGGATATGCGTCGATTCATAAAATGCTTGGTGGTATTAAGAATCATGTCTACCAAACACATGATCAAACATTTGGATATTAACAAATGGCAGAAGATATAAAATTAGACGAAAATGTAACTATCCGTGATGCCTTTAAGATTACTGGTAGAGATACGAAGGCAACTAAAAATCCTAAAACAGGTGTCGAAACAATTAGAGCTAATCCTGTGCTTAAAAATATAGAAAAGGCAGGTATTAGCTTAGACTCTCCTTTTTCTGTATTTCAAAACGAAGAAACATCTATAAAACTTGCCGAAGCCGTAAAAGGTAAAACAGGCAAGGGAGGTGCTAATACTTTTGTAGAATTAGATGTTGTAGAGAACTCTCTCAGAACTAAATATGAGCGTAGAACTAAACAAGCTTTTCCTTTTGTAAAGGTATTCGGTGCAAGTGGTTTTTTACAAAAGTCTCCTGATTTGTTAGCTCAGTATCCTGAAACATTTAAACAACCAAGACGAAAAGATGTATTTAAAGGAATACCTAAAGCTGAAGTATCACTAAAAAATATAGCTCAAGGAATATCTGAAATACCTGACAGTGATACTCGTGCTGCAGTAGCATTCAATGCTCTTGTTCCATTACGCCCGTCAGAGATAACCAGTTTGAAAGCAGAAGATATAGATTTTCAAACAGGAGCTATATCTGAAGAATGGAAAAGAGTTAACAAAATACGAAACCCAGTTGAGCTTCCTGAAATTGCCCTATCTATACTTAAAAATCAACAGATAAAAGGTGGCGAATATTTATTTGGTGACGTTGATGCAACAGATATGAGTGGTGCTGTTAGAAAATATGTAAAACCTAAGTTTCAAGATTTTGTAACAAGCATGGGAAGAGAAATAAAAGGAGCTAAAGATTTTAGAAAGATAATACCTTCTATAATAGCCACAGAATTAGGACAAGGTAAATATGTAAGTCAAATAATGGGTCACACACAGTATGATCAAATAACTGAGACACTATCAAAGATGACCCAAGATCGTTATTTGTCTAAGATACTAGATCAAACAGGTCCATCTCCTAAAATTGCACTTATGGCTCTCCAAAATATGTATGGTGAAGTTTTAGAACTAAACAATATAAACGAGCTTGCAGGTGAGTTTGATTTAAATTTACCAGAGATAACAAGTGAAGGTTCACCTAGAATAAATATTATACCAAAAGAAAAAGATATTGTATCTAATGTAAGAATACAAGGTCAATTAACCGATAAAGATTTAGGTTTAATTGAAGAAAGAAGAGAAACACGACAAGCAGAGTTAGGTGAACGTAAAACACAAGCAGAGCTAGGGCAAATACAAAAGCAAATTGAGTTAGAAAAAGCAAAACCAGAACTACTCAAACTGAAAGAACAAACTCTTGAACAAGACATAGATTTTCAATTAAAGAAACAAGATCTCACACAACAAAAAAGAGAAGAAAAGAGACAAGCTCAAGAAAAAAGAGAAAAAGAATTAAGTAAAGAAGAGCTTAACAAGTCAAAAAATATGTTAAGAGAAAAGTTAGGAAACACTAAACTTTTTGGTAAATTTTTATCGTCAATACCTTACGTTGGAACTTTAGGTGCAATGTATGCAGCAGACCTAAGAGCGGAAGAAGAAGACAAAACACCATTTGAAAAATTTGCGTATACTGCATCAGAAGTTTTACCAGTTAGTGCATACGATATAGAAGATATAGGCAAGTTTACAGCAAAAGCACGAGAAGAGGGAATACCTGAAGCACTTGGACTCGACACAGAACGACAAGAGCAAATGAATATTAAACGTAAAGAGAGATTAGCTGCAAGATCACAAAATTGTGTCTGCAGCCAATGAAGAGTCATCACTAGATGATCAAATACAACAAACTTATA